GAAGGCCAGATCAACCGGTCGGAGATCTTCATGCTCCTGCGGCTCGACATCCAGGACGAGCGCTGGACCCGCGCCATGCAGGCGATCCGCGACGCGATGCGGGTCGTGGGCTCCAAGACGTACATCCGCTGCTACCGGCGCGACCGCTTCGATGCGCCCTGGCAGTCCATTTCCATCGACCTTGCGAGGGCCTGACCCATGAAGCTCGAACTCACACCAACGGAAGTCGCCACCGCGCTTGTCGAGGACTCGCCCGGTGACGTGATGGTGTTTCTTGCGACGCTTGCGTCCCTTGATGCGGCCAAGCGGCTGACCGACGCGGCGGCGAGCCGTCACAACGGCCTGCCTGTCCATCAGGCGGTCGCGCCCTGGCTGCGCGCCCTGGCCGAGGCGCTGGAGGCGGTCGAGGCGCGCGACGCCGCCATCGATGCTGCCGGGAGGGTCTCGTGATGGCGGATAATGGCGACCACATCCCGAACGACGCGGGCGCGGAACTGCGCGCTTTCATCGAGCGCTATGAGCACCTCGAAGCCGAAGACCGGGACGTCAAGGAGCAGATGAAGGAGGTCCTCGCCGAGGCGAAGGGGCGCGGCTACGACACCAAGGTCCTGCGCAAGGTGATCGCGCTGCGCAAGCGTGACCGCGACGACATCGCCGAGGAAGAGGCGGTGCTGGAGATGTACAAGTCAGCGCTGGGGATGTCGTGATGATCACCCGCGACCACAAGATCGCCGCGTTGCGCCGCGAGATCGCCCTTCGGCGCGCTGTTTTCCCGGGCCGGGTGCGGATCGGGAAGATGAAGCAGGCAGAGGCCGATCGCGAGATCGCCGTCATGGAAGCGATCCTCGCCGATTATCAGGACGCCGCACGCGACATGGCGGTGGCGTGATGGGCCGTCGTCCATTGCCCGAGGGATGGTGGGTCCTGCCCGGTGCCATATTTGGTGCCGGGCTTATCATCGCCGTTGTCTGGGCCAGCTTGTCATGACCGACCGCCGCGGGCTCCAGAAGAAGATCCACGTCGCCTGCCGCGAACTCGGCCTTGACGGAGAGGCGCGGCGCGAACTGCAGGAAGCGGCGACGGGCAAGGCCTCCATGCTCGAAATGACGGAGGGAGAGCTGCGGCTGGTCATCGACCGCCTCGTGAAGGCCGGTTTCAAGGGGCCTTCAAAGCGCAAGCCCGCCGCCCCGCGCGCGGACCTGCGGCTGATCCATGTCCTCTGGCGGAAGCTTGGCGAGGCGGGGGTTCTGGAAAAGCCCGGGCGCGCGGGGCTGAACGCCTTCATCCGGTCGCGGTTCGAGGCGACCTGGGGGGCCGTGCCCGCCGATATCGACATGCTCCGCGACCACCGACAGATCGACATGGTGGTCGAGGCTCTCAAGCAGTGGGGTCGCCGTGAAGGCGTGACCCTCGACAGGAGGAGCGAATGAAAAAGCCACTTTACCCGGTCAGCGACCACGCGGTGATCCGCTGGCTGGAGCGCGTGCGCGGGATGGACATCGAAAGCGTCCGCCGCGAGATCGGCCACAAGGCCGCTGTCGCGCTGGACCATCCCGGGGCCGAGGCGGTCCTTGTCGACGGGGTCAAGCTGCAGCTGCGCGAAGGTGTCGTGACGACCGTCGTTGACGCCCCGAAGGCGTGGAAGAGCAACCGTCGGTACCGGGCGGAAGTGCGGGGCGAGGAGTGACTGCAATCTGGCCCTTCGAGGGGCTCACGCCTTTCAAGTACGGCGCGATCCTTGCCGATCCGCCGTGGGCCTATGACATGCGGTCCGACAAGGGCCATGCGAAAAGCCCCGAGGCGCATTACGCCACGATGACGCCAGAAGCGATCAAGGCCCTGCCGGTCGGCCAACTGGCCGGGCCGGACTGCCTTCTGTTCCTGTGGAGCACATGGCCGCACCTGCCTCTTGCGCTGGAGGTGATGGAGAGCTGGGGTTTTGCGTTCAAGACGGGCGGGGCCTGGGTGAAGCGGACGCCGACCGGAAAGCCGGTGTTCGGCACCGGGTATCTCCTTCGCTCGGCCACCGAGCCGTTCCTGATCGGCACGATCGGGTCACCGACGATCCGGTCCAAGAGCGTCCGCAACCTGATCGACGCCGAGCGGCGCGAGCATTCGCGCAAGCCCCCCGAGGCGCGAGCGATGATCGAGAAGCTCGTGCCCGACGTCTGGGCCTGCGAGTTGTTCGCGCGCGAGGCGTGGCCCGACCGCGACGTCTGGGGCAACCAGGTGGGGAAGTTCGGGTGAGGTCAGTCGCGGAGAGCAACGCTGATGGCAGATGCGAAGCTGAGGTTGCGGTCGCCTTCGCAGGTTTCGACAATACGTTCCAAAGCTGCAGCGCGGTTGAGGAACCCTGCCGCTGTCACGCCCGTCAGAACGCCTTCGATAAAGACACTCGCCGTTTCGTTGAACAGTCCGGGATCGGTCGCGAAGACGATGAACGTCTCGCAGGACATTTGGTTCACATCGAGCGGGGACTGCGCGACAGCGGTCTGCGAAAGACCGATAGCCAAGGCGGCAGTCACGGCAAGGACATTCTGGCGAGAACTCATGATGGCACCTCCTGGGCTGAAGAGTCCGGCTTGCGGGTGATCGCGTCAAGTATGGAAACCTTGACCTGCGGGGGCGCTGCATGAGCGCTGACCCCAGCAAGCTGACGCCGCGGCCGCCGGCACAGGTGGCGGCTTATGTCGAGGTCCTTGGCGTCGAGGGCGCGGTGGAGTTCCTGCTGACCTTTGGCGGGGCAGAGCTTTATGTCGCGGCGAACCCCAAGGGGCGGGGGCAGGTCGAGCGTCTGTTCGGGACGGAGAAGGCGGCGGCACTGGCGGCGCTGGTCGAGCGCCTGCCACGGCGGGTGCCGACCGCAAAGCCATGGATTGCGCAGGTCCTGAAAACGCAGGGCTTGTCCGTTGCCGAAATTGCTCGCAGACTGCATGCGACCGACGTGTCGGTGCGCGGCTGGTTGCGCAAGGCCGACCTGGGCGAGGCCCCTGATACCCGGCAGCTCCGGCTTTTCTGACCCCCTCTGACCCTGACCCCGCAAACGCTTGCGGGCGGATCGCCATTTTCGGGAATGGCATGGTCACCCCATCGACACCGCAGCCTGCGCGAGCGCGAGGGGACAGCCATGAGCCTGAGATTGATCCAGCAAGGCCTTATGGGCCTGCGCTATGATGTGGGCCCCGCCGACGACAAATGGGGGCCGCGTACCGAACGGGCGATGCAGGACTGCGTGGCAGGACGGGGGCAGCCCTTTCGCCCGCAGCAGCCTGTCGCCAGCGCGGCCCCGGGTTCGCCGAGAATCTTTCAGGGGTCGGCGCGCTACCTTGTCGACGAGATTGTCGTCCACTGCTCTGCGACCCTGCCCGCGTGGATGGCAGGTCAGCTGCTTGCAGCCAAGGTCGCCGAGATCCGCCGCTGGCATGTCGAGGACCGCGGCTGGCGCGATGTCGGGTACCATTACATCATCGACCGCGACGGCGCGCGTGCGACCGGCCGGGCGGAGACCGTGATTGGTGCCGGGGTTGAAGGTCACAACCGGGGCGTCCTGCACGTCTGCCTGATTGGCGGCCACGGGTCGTCGTCGACGGATCCATTCCTGCGCAATTTCACAGCCGCACAGGATGCGGACCTGCGCAGCCTGATCGCGGACATCCGCCGCCGCACCACCATCGCCCGCGTCTCGGGTCACAACGAGCATGCCGCGAAGGCCTGCCCCGGTTTCAACGTCCCCGCCTGGCTCAACGCCGCCTGAAAGGATCGCCATGACACGGCACCGCATGATCGCTTTGGCCTTTCTCTGGCTTCTGTTCTGGACCGCGACCGCAATGGCCGTCCAGGCGCAGGCCAACTGCAGCACGCACGAGCGGGTGTCAGAGCGTCTGACAGACGGCTGGGGCGAGCACGTGATCGCGATGGCGCTCTCGGGATCGGCGGCGCTCGTCGAAATCTGGGCGAACCACGAGACCGGGACCTGGTCGATCACCGTGACCGTTCCCGACGGGCAGACCTGCCTTGTCAGCTCTGGCGAGGGCTTCAGCATGGCTGATCGATCGCCCGACGACGCCACCTGACCTTTCCCTCCCCCACGAAAGCCTGAACCCATGTTTGACCAACTCCTGACGGCCATTGCGCCGCATCTCACAGAAATCCTGACCGGCATCATGGTCTGGCTGCTCAGCCTCTTTGTGCTGGCCGTGCGGCGGATCGGCCGCGCGGTGACCGAGGCCATTGGCGAGCATCTCGGGTTGCAGGCGCAACGCATCTGGCAGGACACGCTCCACCGCGCCCTGAAGTCCGGGGTCCTGGCGACGGACGGCATGGAAGATGAGGAAGAGCGGATCGACGAGATTGTCCATTACGCCTTGCGGAGCTCGCCAGAGCACATCGGTGCTCTTGCCCCGAAGGATGATGTCCTGCGCGCCCTCGCCAAGGCCAAGATCAGGGAGGTCGGGGCCGAACTTGCCAGCGCGCGCGGGGGTGCTGCCCGATGACGCCCGACCAGGTCGATGTCGGCACGCTGGTCCTGTGGGCGGCGGCCTGTTCCACCCTGATCACGCTCGGCATCGCCGTCTGGAACATCTTCTCTTCGCCCGCGCGCAAGCAGGCTGAACGGCTCGACGTGCAGGGCAAGCGGATCGAGGACCTCGACCGCGCTGTTCAGCGGATCGAGGCCCAGATCACGGCGATGCCGAACACGGCCACCATGCATGAGCTAGAGGTGATGCTGGTGCGGGTGGAGGGGAGGCTCGACACGCTGAACGAACGCCTGATGCCGGTCGCGGCCATCGCGGACCGGATGCAGGAATGGATGCTGGAGAACGGCAAGTGAACCTCGACACCGTTATGCGGGAACAGGCCCGCCTCGTCATCCTCAAGGCCCTTCGGGGTCAGGTCGACGAAACCCTGAACTCGGACCTGATCGTGCACGAGCTGCAGCGGTTCGCGATCCGGAAGGACCGGGGCTGGGTCCACGACGAGCTGGCCTGGCTGCGCGAGCGCGGCGCGGTCACGCTGATCGATGCCGGCACGATCCGGATCGCGACCCTGACCGAAAAGGGCGCGCGGCATCTGGACCGCGAGATCGCGATCGAGGGTGTGCAGCGCCCCAGCCGACCGGAGGTCTGACATGGCCACGGCGTCCAGCGACAAGGCCCCGCGCGGCCGTGGGCGGTTGTCGGCCTTCGACCTGCTGCCGCCCGAGTGCGAACCGCTGCTGACGGCCGCCGCGCATGAGCTGGGCGACCGCAACCGGACGCAGCTCGACATCTATGCCGACTTCGTCCGGGGCTGCGAGGAGATTATGGCGGAGAGCCGGGGTGAGCTGGAGTTCGCGATCCCGAGCTTTTCGTCGTTCAACCGGCTGTCGATCCGGCTGGCGCGGCTGACGCGGCGGCTTGACCAGACCCGGCAGATCGTCGCCGCGATCGCCGACAAGTTCGACGCGAAGGAAAGCGACGACCTGACCGTGATGCTGGGTGAGACGATCAAGTCGCTGATCCTGCACATGCTGGCCGAGGGTGATGACGTCCTAGGATCGAAGGAGGTCATGCAGCTGGCCAATGCCTTCAAGTCGTCGCTGCAAGCGCAGTCGATCAGCTCTGACCGGCGGCGCAAGGTCCAGTCCGAGTTCGAGGGCAAGGTCACCGAAGCGGTCGAGCGCGCGGCCAAGGCCACGGGCATGTCGGCGGAGACGGCCGAGGCGGTGAAGGCGCAGATCCTCGGGGTAACGGGATGAGCTGGGTCCGTGCGATCTACAACCCGGAACCGGAACAGTGGCGGCAGTACCGGTCGCCCGGGAGCTTCATCCTCATCCCGCGCCCGACGGCGGGGCTGTTCGAGATGCGGTTCTTCTGTCCGACCGGGGCCGACCTTGAGAACAGCCTGCTCATTGGGGAGGGGTTCAAGCCCGGCGGTGATCGCCCGTCGTGGCGCTGGAACGGGTCGCGGTCCGAGCCAACGCTCGACCCTTCGGTCAACATCGAAGGGCATTGGCACGGCTGGCTGCGTGGCGGGTATTGGAGGGCGGTGTGATGCCAAGGAAGGCCAACCTCCGAAAGAAAAGGCAGACCGAACGTCGAAAGGAAGAGGCGACACTGGCTGCACGTCAGGTTCGGAACCGCCAATTTCAGTCGACACGTCGCGACCAGGCGGAACTTCTCGAACTCGGGATTCCAGCACTCGGCCTCGTGGCCTTGGCAGCCGGGCTCTTGAAAGGGCGAGATCGATGACTGCGCCCATCACCCGCGCGGAATGGGAGCGCCAGCGGCGCGAAGCGACCGAGGCGATGCCCGAGGTGGTGGAGACGCTCGGCCTGCCGAAGGTGCTCTTGCCCTATCAGGCGGACGCCGTGCGTCTTCTGGACTCAGCCTCGACCCGGGTCCTTGTCGTCGAGAAGTCCCGCCGGATCGGGCTGACCTGGGGGCTTGCCGCCTATGCCGCGCTGCGGGCGGGGCGGGAGCGGAAGGCGCGGGGGATGGATGTCATGTACATCTCCTACAGCCAGGAGATGACGCGCGAGTTCATCGACGCCTGCGGGATGTGGGCGCGGGCCTTTTCGGTTGCGGCGGCGGCATCGGAGGAGTTCCTCTTTCCGGATGGCGATGAGACAGGGGACCGGTCGATCAAGGCGTTCCGGATCGCCTTCGCCTCGGGCTTCGAGATCATCGCGCTGAGCTCTGCCCCCCGGTCGCTGCGGGGCAAGCAGGGCGTGGTCATCATCGACGAGGCGGCCTTCGTCGACAGCCTAGCGGAACTTCTGAAGGCCGCGCTCGCGTTCCTGATGTGGGGCGGGCAGGTGATCGTCTGTTCGACGCATGACGGGGCGGAGAACGTGTTCAACCAGACCGTCCAGGACATCCTTGCGGGCCGCAAGCCATATGCCCACATGCGGATCGACTTTGATGATGCGCTGCGCGACGGGCTCTATCAGCGGATCTGTCTGGTCACCCGGCAGGACTGGTCGCCCCAGGGCGAGGCCGCCTGGCGGCAGGACATCATCGACTTCTACGGCGACGGCGCGGACGAGGAGCTGTTCTGCATCCCGTCGATGGGGTCGGGGGCATGGCTGACCGCGCCGCTGATCGAGGCGCGGATGACGGCCGACGCGCCGCTCCTGCGCTTTGAGCTGCCCGGCGACTATCTCCAGCGCGACCGGGTGGGAAAGGCAGAGCTGCTGGCGCCGTTCATGGAGGAGCTTGAAGGGGCGTTGAAGGGGCTCGACCAGACCCCGCATTACGCATTCGGTTTCGACTTCGCGCGTGTGGCCGACCTGTCGGTCGCGTCACTTCTGGCGATCGAGAAGAACCTCAAGCGGCGCGAGGCGCTGTCGGTCGAGATGCGCAACGTCCCCGGCGTCGAGCAGAAGGCGATCGTGCGGGACATCCTGACGGCGGTGCGCGAGCGGCTGGTAGGTGCGGCATTCGACGCCACCGGCATGGGCTGGACCGTGGCCGAGGACATGGGCCGGATCTTCGGGCTGCGCGAGGGCGAGGACAGCTCCGGTCTGGTCTGGGCGATCAAGTTCACGGAGGACTGGTACCGGCTGCACATGCCGCCGCTGAAGACCGCCTTCGAGGATGACATGATCGCGCTCATCCGCGATGCCGAGCACCTCTCCGATCTGCGGGTGGTCAAGCTCGTGCGGGGGACGCCCCGGGTGCCGCCGACCCGCGAGGGCGAGAAGGGCAAGCGGCGGCACGGCGACTTTGCCATCGCCCTGGCGCTTGCCCACTTCGCGAGCCGGATGCGCTGGGTCGAGTACGGATACCGCGCCGCCGGTGGCCGCGATCCGCGCGACCGGTTTGGTCAGCCTGACAGCGACGATGGGCGCGGACGGAACTGGTGGGCCAGCCCCCTCGGGGCCGGTCTGCGGGGAGGGCTGTGATGTCATCGGACCGCCGCCCGATCCGCCAGCGCCTGGCCGACCTCTACACCGAGACCGAGCTGATGCGCTGGATGCACTCGGCGCATCCGCAGCTCGGCGGCCGCAGCCCGGCACAAGCCATCCTTTCCGGCGCGGCCGGGGAGGTCCACGCGATCCTCGACCGGTTGGCGGACGGGGCGCATCTATGAACGGAGAACCCTGATGGCGCGCATGCCCCAGCTCCTCGACCGGTGGGGCCGCCCGGTCGTGCAGTCGGTCCTGCGGACTGAGATCGCGGTGCCCGGCATCGGCAGTGTCCGCTCGCCCCTGACCGGTTATCCTGCCGACGGTCTCAATCCCACGCGCCTCGCCTCGATCCTGCGTGACGCCGACCAGGGCGAGCCGGTGCGGTACCTGGAGCTGGCAGAGACGATCGAGGAGCGGGATCCGCATTACCTGGGCGTGATAGGCACCCGGAAACGGTCGGTCAGCCAGATCGAGATCACGGTCGAAGCCGCGAGTGACGATGCGCTCGATGTCCGGAAGGCCGACATGGTCCGCGACTGGATGACGCGCGGGGAGTTGTCGGAGGAGATCTTCGACATCCTCGACGCGATCGGCAAAGGCTATTCCTTCACCGAAATCATCTGGGACACGTCAGAGGGCCAGTGGCGGCCCGCCCGGCTGGAATGGCGCAATCCGGCGTGGTTCCGCTTTGACCGCATCGACCTGACGACCCCGCTCATGGTGGGCGATGCGGGCGAGAACCTGCCGCTGCCGCCCTTCAAGTTCATCTTTGCGTCGATCAAGGCGAAGTCCGGCCTGGCACTGCGGTCCGGCCTTGCCCGGGTCGCTGCCTGGGGCTGGATGTTCAAGGCCTATACCCAGCGCGACTGGGCCATCTTCACCCAGACCTATGGCCAGCCCCTTCGCGTCGGCAAGTACGGGCCGGGGGCGACGGAGAAGGATCGGGACACGCTGTTCCGGGCGGTGGCGAACATCGCGGGCGACTGCGCCGCGATCATCCCCGAGTCGATGGTGATCGACTTCATCGAGACGTCGAATGTCGGGGCCTCGTCTGAGCTGTACCTCCAGCGCGCGGATTGGCTCGACCAGCAGATCTCGAAAGCCGTGCTGGGGCAGACCTCGACTACGGATGCGGTGGTTGGCGGCCTCGGGTCCGGCAAGGAGCACCGCGAGGTCCAGAAGGATATCGAGACGGCCGATGCGCGGGCGCTTGCGACGATCCTGAACCGCGACCTGATCCGGCCTTGGATGGATCTGGAGTTCGGCCCCGCGCCGACCTATCCGAGGATCCGCATCGAGCGGCCCGAGCCCGAGGACCTTGCCGCGATGTCCTCGGCGCTGGGGGTGTTGGTGCCACTGGGACTGCGGGTCAGCATGTCGGAGGTGCGAGACAAGTTCGGCTTCTCGGACCCGGCTCCCGAGGACGAAATCCTCGCTCCGAAGCCTGCGGCCGCGCCTGTCGGCGACCCTTCGCAGCCGGGTTCGCCTGTTAAAGGGTTTTCCGGCGAATTTAAAGGGGTCGAGGGGTCCGGAGACACGGACGCCGCCCCTCAGGCTGAAGGGGCTCCAGCGGGCAAAAAAGAGCCCCCCGGCGCGGCCGACCTGATCGCCGATCGGCTGGCGGTGGAGGCCGCCCCGGCGATGGAGGTGATGCTCGACCAGATCGAGGTCATGCTGGCGTCGGCCGGGTCGCTTGACGAGTTCGCGGAAATGCTCCGTGCGGGGTTCCCGGACCTTGACCAGTCGCTGCTGGCGCGGGTCCTTGCCGATGCGATGACGGCCGCACATGCCGGGGGGCGGGCGGCGGTGGAGTCGGAAAGTGCTTAAGTCGATCCGCGCGATCTTTCGCAAGCCGTTCCTTGAACAGGTCGCCGCATTCAGGCTGCGGCTGGGCAATCTGGTCGCGACCCGTCGGTGGGATGACATCAGGGGAGCCGAGCATGATCGTGCCTTCATGGTGGCGGGGGCGGTAAAGGCCGATCTCCTGGCCGACCTTGGGCAGGCGGTGGAGAAGGCGATCCTCGAGGGGACGAGCCTCGAGGAGTTCCGGCGCGACTTCCGACAGATCGTGGAGACGCGCGGCTGGCATGGCTGGACGGGCGAGGGGACGAAGAAAGGCGAGGCCTGGCGGACACGGGTGATCTACCGGACAAACGCCGCGACCTCCTATGCGGCGGGGCGCTTGGCCCAGCTGCGCGATGGGGGCTTTCCGTACTGGATCTATTTCCACGGCGGATCGCTTGAGCCGCGTCTGCAGCACCTGGCGTGGAATGGCCTCGTCCTGCCCGCTGACCATCCGTTCTGGAACACGCATGCGCCGCCGAACGGCTGGGGGTGCAGCTGCTATGTGATCGGTGCGCGCAGCCTTGCTGCCGCCCGTCGCCTTGGCGGAGACCCCGCCATGGAACTGCAGCCCGGGTGGGATGCCCTTGATCCGCGGACCGGGACGCCGCGCGGCGTGTCGAAGGGCTGGGACCATGCGCCGGGGGCCAGTGTGGCCGACCTCGTCACCGCCATGGCGGCGAAGACGCGGACATGGCCCGAAGAGATCACGGAAGGCTTTCTGAACGGCCTGCGCGCGGAGCTGGCCGAGCTGGTGCGCGAGGAGATCGCGCGGACGGCAGCAGGAGCCGCGCAGGCATGATCCGCATCGACCTGACCGAGGACGAGATCACCGCTGCGCTTGAGCGGCTGTCACGGTCGCTCACCAACACGACGCCGGTGATGCAGGACATTGGCGAGTTGATGGTCCGGTCCACCAAGCAGCGGTTCCCGGAGGGCAGGTCGCCCGACGGCGCAGCCTGGCTCCCGAAATCCCCGACGACGCTGGCGGCTTACCAGGCGCGCGGCGACCGGATGGACTTCCGCCCGCTGTTCGGCCCGTCGGGGCGACTGTCTTCGGAGATCTTCTACGAGGTGGGCCCCGGCGGCGGCTCGGTCGAGGTCGGGTCGAACCTGATCTATGCGGCGGTGATGCAGTTCGGCGCGGCGCAGGGGGCGTTTGGCGCGACGTCGCGGGGCGGGCCGATCCCCTGGGGGCCAATCCCGGCGCGGCCGTTCCTGGGCGTGTCCGAGGAGGACCGGACCAACATCCTCGCCACGATCGACGACTGGCTGCAGACGGCTGTTGCCGGAGGCGATTGACGCCGGGCTTGCGGCGCGTCAGCCTGCACTGAGACGGGTCATGGTCGAACCCCCGCAAGCCGTTGCGGATGTATCGCGGTCGAACCTCGGGCGATTGTCGCCCCATGACCCGGACACCTGATCACATCGCGCTCCTGGCGAGCCAGGACATTCCCGCCAGTGCGGAGGCCCCGGAATGGGTGCATCTGCTACCCGCAGGCGTGGCAACGACCATGGACGCGCGCGGCCCCTACATGGTCGAGAGCGCCGACGAGGTGATCGCGGCCTCGTTCGCTGACTCAGACAAGCTGCCGATCGACGAGAACCACTCCATCGACCTCGCGGCTCCTCGTGGCGAAAGCTCGCCCGCGCGCGGCTGGATCGTTGCGATGGAAGCCCGGGCCGACGGCATCTGGGGCAAGGTCCGCTGGAACAACTCCGGAAAAGAGCTGCTGGCCGACGAGGCCTATCGCGGCCTGTCGCCCGTCATCTCGCACACCAAGGACAAGCGCGTGATCCGCATCCTGCGGGCGTCACTCGTCAATCGACCGAACCTGCGCGGGCTGACCGCGCTCAACCAAGAGGAACCGCAGACCATGGCGTTCATGGAGAAGCTCATCGCGAAGATGGGACTGAAGGCGGGCGCGACGGAGGAGGACATCCTCGCGGCGCTGCCCGGCAAGGACACCCCGGCGCTTCAGTCGGCGCTGGCGGAAATCGGCACCGCGCTGGGCGTGGAAGGCGCGGAGGCCACGGCCATCGTCGCGGCCGCGAAGCTCGCAGGCTCTGGCAAGGACAGCTTGGTCGCGCTGCAGGCACAGGTCGAGACGCTGTCCAACGAGCTGAAGGAGACGCGGGACGCCAAGGCGCGCGCGACCTCGGAGGCCTTCATCGACGGCGCGATTCGCGACCGGCGTGCGGGGCTGAATGCGGGCAACCGAGAGGAGATGATCGCGCTGCACATGGCCAACGCCACGACGGCCGAGAAGCTGATCCTCGGGATGCCGAAGCTCGGCCCCAGCGGGGCCAGTGTCGAGCCGCCGCCGAAGGGCGATGGCGAGATCAGCCTGAACGCCGAGCAGCGCGCTGCGGCGGTGGCTCTCGGTATCGCGCCGGAGAAGTACCTCGAAACCCTCAAGGCCGAACAGAAGGAGGCCCTCTGATGCCGTTGACCGCTGACCGCAATACCCAGTCGTGGCTGAGCGCGATGCGCTCCGGCCCCGTCGGGGCCAGCACCCGGATCTTCGCGGGGGCGCTCATCATGCGCAACGCCGCGGGGTTCCTCGTTCGTGGGGCCGTCGCCACCGGCTGCGTCGGTGTGGGCATCGCCGAGGAGCCTGCCGACAACACCGGCGGCGCGAACGGTGCCATTCAGGTGCGCTATCAGTCCGGCCTGACGGCGCGCTTCCGCAACGCGACGGCCGGGGACCTGATCGTGCAGGCCGATGTCGGTCTGCCCGCGTGGATCCTCGACGACGACCAGGTCGCGAAGACGAGCGGCACCAACACCCGGTCCCGTGCCGGGATCATCGAAGCGGTCGACGCCCAGGGCGTCTGGGTCCGCCTCGACGAAGCCATCACCCGCGCGACGTAAGGAGAGCCGCGATGATCATCAGCCAACAGAACCTTGACGCCCTGCGCGTCGGCTTCAAGACCGAGTTCCAGCGCGGACTCGGCATGGCACCCTCCATGCGCGACCGGGTCGCGATGACGGTGCGTTCGACCACCTTCGAGAGCCGCTACGGCTGGCTTCGGAAGATGTCGGGCATGCGCGAATGGATCGGCCCCCGGGTGCTCGACAACGTGGCCGAGAGCTCCTACTCGATCGCGAACCGGCACTTCGAGAAGACGATCTCCGTCGATCGCAACGACATCGAAGACGACAACCTCGGCCAATACTCGTCGATGTTTGCCGAACTGGGCGAGCTTGCCTCGGCGCTGCCCGAGCAGCTGGTCTTCTCGCTCCTGAACGCGGGTTTCACGACCAACGGATGGGACGGGCAGTTCTTCTTCGACACCGACCACCCGATCACTGACGCCAACGGCAACGACACGATCTATGCCAACACCGATGGCGGCGGCGGCACGCCCTGGTTCCTGCTCTGCACGAACCGGACCGTGAAGCCGATCATCTACCAGGAGCGCAAGCCGGTCGAGTTCGTCTACAAGGACAAGCCCACCGACGACAACGTCTTCAACGACCGGCAGTTCGTCTATGGCGCGGACCTGCGCTGCAACGTGGGCTACGGCTTCCCGCAGATGGCATGGGGATCGCGGCAGACGCTGTCGGCTGCGAACTATGCGGTCGGCCGGGCGGCGATCCAGAACATGAAGGGCGATGGCGGGCGGCCGCTCGGCCTGGTGCCGAACCTCCTCGTGGTGCCGCCCCAGCTCGAAAGCGCGGGCCGCCAGATCCTCAACTCCGAATACGGCACGGGCGGGATCACCAACGAGTGGAAAGGCACGGCCGAACTGCTCGTGGTGCCCTGGCTGGCCTGACCCTGACTGCCTGAGGGCGGTCGGTTCTGCAGGGGGGCGGCAGGTCCGCCCCCTCACTGAACCGACAGGAGAGTTCTGAGATGTCCGACGAAACCACAAAGACCGAGACCAAGACCGAGACCACCAAAGAGGCCAAGGCCGAGAAACCCGCGCGCGCAAAGGCTCCT